AACCAAACCAGAAGTATTACATGCCGAAACAAATGCACTAGCAAAGATTGCACGAAGCACCAATTCAAGTGATGGCGCATCTTTGTTTGTAACACATGCACCTTGCCTTGATTGTGCTAAATTAATTTTTCAATCAGGTATTAATAGTTTGTATTACAGAAACAGTTACCGTGATGAAAAAGGTACCGATTTTCTGAAACAATGTGGAGTTGAAGTATGCAAAGTGTAAAAACATTTACCTCAAAAGTAATTGAAATATGCGATAATGGTGATGCAATTATAGAATTACCACCCGAATTATTGGAAGAAGTGGGTTGGAAAGAAGGCGATACGCTTGACATTTCCGAAGAAAAAGGTAAAATAATTATTAAAAAAATTGATAAATGATTAACTATTAGGAGTTTTAAATGAAAACAGTTGGTGAAAAATTAGAACCGTTTGTAATTACAGGCGTTAAACCAGGACAACCTGAAGATGCTTTCTTTACTATTGATGAGAATTCTTTTGCGGGTAAATGGAAAGTAATCGTTTACTATCCAAAAGATTTCACATTCGTATGTCCAACAGAGATTGTTGCATATGATAAGTTGTTCCAAGATTTTGATGACCGTGATGCAGTTCTATTAACTGGTTCTACTGACAATGAGTTCTGTAAGGTGGCGTGGCAGAAAGCACATCCAGATTTGCAGAAGATTAAACACATTCAGTTTGCAGACACCATTCGTGGTGGTTATGATGCATCTACTGAAGATGAATATAAGTTCAACAATGGTTTGATTTCTCAACTAGGTGTATTCTACGAACCTGCTGGCGCAGCTCTTCGGGCAACATTTATCGTTGACCCTGAAAATGTGATTCAACATGTTACAGTAAACAACTTGAATGTTGGTCGTTCACCAGAAGAAACACTTCGTATTTTAGATGCGTTGCAAACAGGTGAATTGTGTGCATGTAACCGAACAGTAGGTGGAGATACACTATAATGAACTTCATCGAAGCTATTAAAAGTGCGATGCCTGATTATGCAAAAGATACCAAACTCAATATTGATGCGGTTCTTTTGCGTAGCACATTAGACCCTGATGTTGCAATGGGTTGTGCTGTTGCTGCTTTGGCGGCAACAGGTAATGGCAAATTAGTAAGTTTGATTCTCTCAGATTTGCCAGCAGAAGCGGACGCTGCTATGACTGCCGCTTCTTTGATGGCACAAAACAATGTATGGTATCCATATGTTGAAATGGCAGAAGATGATGCACTTAAAGGTTTACCTGCACAACTTCGTATGAACGCAATCGCAACACATGGCGGTACAACCAAAGATAGATTTGAGGCATATTCTCTTGCAGCTTCTATTGTTGGTAAATGCCACTTCTGTGTTAAAGCACATTATGATGGACTGAAGAAGATGGGTTATACTGTTGAACAATTGCGTGACATTGGTCGAATTGCTTCGGTAATGAATTCATGTGCAAAAGTGTTAAATGCGTAGATTTAAATAATGATTTTCTTTATTGCTATTTCTAATCATTTCAGATAATATAGTATTGTGGAAATCTTTCCACTTCTTTTAAAAGGAGAATATTATGTGGACAAAACCTGAAGCGGTAGAAATGCGTTATGGATTTGAAGTCACGATGTATATCGCAAATCGCTAAATAAATAGGAGTCCAGTTGTAATGACTGGACTACTTTTTTATAATGGAGTTATATGATGCTAGTCTTACCTGATGAAATGATTGGCCGACCTATCGGTTTCACCTGTTCAACTTTTGACCTTTTACATGCAGGTCATATCTTAATGCTTGCCGAGTGCAAGACTCTCTGTGACTATCTTATTGTTGGTCTACAAACCGACCCAACGATTGATAGACCAAACACAAAAAATAAACCAGTCCAATCTATTGTAGAAAGATATGTTCAACTTTCTGCGGTAAAATTTGTAGATGAGATTATTGTTTATGATACCGAAAAAGACCTAGAAGATTTGTTAATGTTCTTACCCATTACTATGCGTATTTGTGGTGAAGAATATAAAGACAAACCATTAACTGGTCGTGATATTTGCGATACAAGAGGTATTAAAACATATTACAATTCTCGCACACACCGTTTTAGTTCTACCGAATTGAGACAAAGAACCTATCAACACGAACTTTTGAAAGAAAAATTTTAATGTCTAAAGTGTTTAGTGATGTGCATGTCTTTATGGCAGCTGCAGGGCAAACCACATCTGAAAAAAATATTCCACAATCTTCACTCTATCACAATCTAATTGCTGAAGAATATTCTGAATATATTGCAGCACGAAATAAAAATGATGATACAGAAACCATTGATGCCTGTTTTGATATGATTTGGGTCATTGTTGGTTACATGTTATCAAGAGGATGGGATTGCGAAAGAATTTGGGATGAAGGCGCACTAAGTAATTTGAAGAAGATTGATACAAAGACCCGAAAGGTATTGAAACGAGAAGATGGTAAAGTTTTGAAACCTGAAGGATGGCAACCACCTGATTTTAGTAAGTTCGTTAAATAATGGCATTTTTAGTCCACAACTTACCACCAGTTCAATGCTTCGTTAAAAAAGAATTCTTATACGATTTCGAAAAAGGTCATGGTGAATATGAACCATGTATCTGGATGACCATCAAGTGTATCAAAGGTCAGGCATTTAGAATTGAAGCACTATTACCCAACTATGGTGCTTTATATGATAAACTACCACTACATGCCTTCGTATCAAGGCAAGATAACTTAAAAGATGCAACTTTGCCTTTGGACTACTTGCAAATTTGGGACGCTTTGAGTTATAATATTACTGTCATTGAAAAAGACAACCTTCGTATGTTGAAGTGTAAGTTCTTGGACAAAGATAGAATGTGGCACTTCGGTGAGTATATGTTCACCGTAGATTTTTGCCAAAACGACCCTGGTTATCTTAATACAGGATTTTCTGAAACAGTAGAAGAACATAAGAGTTATAATTTTATTAAGTTGGACAACGGACAATTTGCCGCACAACCAAACAATAAAACATTATTCTATGATGCATCTTTGACTGTACCAGAGTTTAAGATACCAGATTTTAAAATTGCAACAAAGTTATATTCAGTAGAGAAATTCAATAAGCATTCTGCTCGAAATAACAATGATTTTTTCTACGACTTTAAGGAAAGAAAAGAATGAACACCCGTGAAATTGCTAAGAAACTCGCCATCGAAAACAAAATGCCCCGTGCAGAGAGATATGATTTGTTTCTCCGTGAATTCGATAACATGGTTGAAGTAATTGGATGGATGCAAGACCCAACCTCCGACATGAGAGACTTTCAAGGTCGTGAGATGCTTTTTCCTAAGAGATGGGTGACCATCGGTGTTCTTCCTGCGGAGACTAAGGTCAATGTATAAAGTAACATATTACATTGGTAATTCACAAATGGTGGGGTTCAAAGAATTTCCCACCTTTTCTGAAGCGACCGATTTTTCTATTAAACAACCGATAAATTCGGTAATTGAGATTAAACACTATGACGATAAAACTAATAACATTCAAGACGAACCACACGATTTTAGCCCATACTGATGAAGAACTAAGTAATAAGTTGTTCAATACTTTCAAAGTTAAACAACCAGTTCAAGTTGTTGTTCAACCAACGAAAGAAGGCCCAATGATGGGCTTCGCACCGTTTTTAGATTATGCCGAAGAATTTAATACAGGCATTGAGTTAAACAAAACTGATGTTCTGTGTGTAACAACACCTAGCCGTGAATTAGAAAATCAATACAATCAAGTATTCGGTTCTGGCATTCAAATTGCCTCAGCAATTCCAAAAGTATGATACAATTATTGAATGAGTAAATATTACACCAATGTTGCTGTTCAAGGCAACAACATTTTATTTCGAGGTGTCAAGAACGGTAGGCGAGTAAAGTTAAAGGTACAATACTCGCCTACTTTGTTTTTGCCAACCAAAAAACCATCTGAATGGAAAACTCTATTTGGTGACAATCTTGAACCGATGAAGTTTAGTGACATTCGTGACGCTAAAGATTTTGTTCGCAAGTATGATGGTGTCGAAAACTTTAAAATCTATGGCAACGATAGATTCGAATATGCTTTTATTGCAGATGAATTCATTGGCCAAATCGATTGGGACATTTCTCTAATTGATATTGCAGTCATTGATATTGAGGTGGGTTCTGAGAATGGATTTCCCGACCCATATCGAGCAACAGAACCAATTACTGCCATTGCCATTAAGAGATTGACAGGCGAGATTAAAGTATATGGTTGTGGTGACTACAATGTTACTGGCAATGAAACTTACATTCAATGTGAGAGTGAACACGACCTTTGCAAAAAATTTCTAAAAGATTGGCAAGAAAATTGTCCCGATGTTATCACAGGTTGGAACATTGACTTCTTTGATATTCCTTATCTTGTGAATCGTTTCAGAAGTGTTCTTGGTGAAGATGAAGCAAAGAAACTTTCGCCATGGAATTACATGTGGGAAAGAAAAGTTGTCATCAATGGTCGTGAATTGATTCAGTATAACATTGGCGGTGTTTCTGCCCTTGATTATATTGAACTGTATAAATGGTATGCGCCAGGTGGCAAGTCCCAAGAATCCTATAAACTTGATAATATTGCAAATGTCGAACTTGGCGAAAACAAACTCTCATATGACGAATACGACAACCTACATCAATTGTATAGACTTAACTATCAAAAATTTATTGAATATAACATCAAAGATGTGGAACTTATCCTCAAACTTGAAGATAAACTAAAATTAATTGAGTTGGCACTTACTCTTGCATATGATACTAAAACAAATTATGAAGATGTGTTTGCACAAACTCGCATGTGGGATTCTCTAATCTATTCTCACCTATTGGAGAAAAAGATTGTTGTACCGCCAAGAGTAATTCAGAAAAAGAATTCTGCTTTTGAAGGTGCATATGTAAAAGACCCACAAGTTGGTATGCACAATTGGGTTGCATCATTTGACTTGAACAGTCTATACCCACACCTTCTGATTCAATACAATATTTCACCAGAGACATTGATTGAACCAGATAACTACACACAAGAAATGCGTGATGTTCTTAAACAGAATGTCAATGTTAGTAGTTTGTTGGCATCAGAAATTGATACCTCTAAACTACAAAATTGTACCATTACACCGAACGGACAATTCTTTCGAACCGACATACAAGGTTTCTTACCAAAGATGATGGAAGAAATGTATGAAGATAGAAAGAAGTTCAAAAAGATGATGCTGAAGGCAAAACAAGATTTTGAAAACGAAAGAGACCCGATTAAGAAGGCCGAAATCGACAAACTTGTGGCAAGATATAACAATCTTCAACTTGCAAAGAAAGTTTCATTGAACTCCGCTTATGGTGCATTAGGTTCACAGTATTTTCGATTCTATGATTTGCGACAAGCATTGGCAGTTACACTTGCGGGTCAGTTGTCTATTCGATGGATTGAAAATAAAATAAATCAATACATGAATAAACTACTAAAGACGGAAAATGAAGATTATGTTATCGCCTCGGACACAGACTCGATTTATCTCCGCCTTGGTGACCTTGTTAATAAGGTGTATTCGCAAACAAAGGATCCTAACCGAATCATCGAATTCATGGATAAAGTCTGCGAAGATAAACTACAACCTTATATTGACAAAAGTTATCAAGAGCTTGCTACATATGTCCATGCGTATTCCCAAAAAATGCAAATGAAGCGAGAAGGTTTGGCAGACAAAGGTATTTGGACTGCCAAGAAACGATACATCCTTAATGTGTATAACAATGAGGGTGTTCAGTATGAAGAACCACAAATGAAAGTGATGGGTCTTGAAATGGTCAAGTCATCTACTCCGGCAGTTATCCGTGAGAAGATGAAACAGACTATTCACCTGATTGTAAATGCCACAGAAGAAGATGTGCAGGACTTTATTGAGAAGTTCAAACAAGAATTCAAAACTTTACCACCAGAAGATGTTGCGTTTCCCCGTGGCATCAATGGTCTCAAAGATTATTCTGATTCTGCCACACTCTACAAGAAAGGCACACCAATTCATGTGAGAGGTGCGATTCTTTACAATCATATGTTGAAAGAGAAACAACTTACAAAATCTTATCCTCTTATCCAAGAAGGTGAGAAATTGAAGTTCACATATCTTAAAACACCAAACCCTATGAAAGAAGATGTTGTTTCTTTCCCTGTTCGTTTGCCAAAAGAGTTTGGTTTGCAAGAGTATGTAAACTATGACCTGCAATTTGAGAAGGCTTACATTGAACCTATCAGAGTTATTCTGAATTGTATCGATTGGAAAACTGAGAAACAATCTTCGTTAGAGGATTTCTTCGCATGACCCAAGTCCTATTTCCGTTTCTAACTGCGATTGCACTATCTGGTATTGCCGCATTTTATTCGGTAATAGGACTTGCACAGATTTTTCCAGGTTCGTTTTGGCCAATTATTCTAATGGGTTCTGTTTTAGAGATTGCCAAATTGGTGACAGTATCTTGGTTGTATAATAATTGGAAAGAAACGAACAGAATCATGCGATACTATTTTAGTGTTGCAATTGTTTTGTTGATGTTGATTACTTCAATGGGCATCTTTGGTTATCTTTCTAAAGCACACCTCGAATCAAATGTGGTAATTGGTGCAAATAGTGTTCAACTTAAAACATTAGAGACACAAGAAAAGATTGCTAAAGATAGATTAACTTATCTTTTACAAAGAGCAGGCGACCCGGCAACTGCAACAAGAAAAATTGACAATCAAATACAAGAAACACAGGCAGAACTAAAACGAATTGCAAATGAAAAATTGCCTTTGTTGGCAGAAGAAAACAAACTAACGGCAGAGATTGGTCCTATCAAGTATATCGCCGAGGCTTTCTTCTCAAAAGATGACCCCGACTTTATAGATAAAGCAGTAAGAGCAGTTATCTTTATTATCATTGTGGTGTTTGACCCTCTTGCCGTGTTACTTCTTATAGCATCACAACAAACACTAAGAAACATGACTGTACCTGAATTGCCTTTACCGAAGATTAGAAAGGCAAAGAAGAAAAAAGAACTTGACAACCCTAGTGGTCCTAGTTTAGAATCCTTCTTTAAAGATGATGGACTTGAACATATACCGAAAGACAAAATTGTTAAAATGGATGGAGATTTGAAATGAGTTTACTTGATAAATTGAAAAAGAA